CCAGTTCAGTTGGTATTGCGATGGGCTCTCTGATGCCCCAAAGAATGATGAGCTGTGGGATACTGCACAGGAAAGAGCCACAGAGGCCATTTCATTGTATGGTGCTTATGAAGATTTAACAAATGGGGCAACTCACTACCACGCTAAGAACGTTACTCCCTATTGGGCTGACAGTTTGCGTCGTATCATGAGAGTTGACGACCATATATTTTATAGATGGGAGGAATAATGTCGCTAGAACAAATACTAACTAAAAAGCGATTCAGTAAACTTGTTGAGACTAAGGTCGAGGAAAAGAATATGTCCTACATGGACGCAGTCATTGACGTATGTACTGATAGGGAATTAGACCCAGGTGAGATCAATAACCTTATCGGCCCAATCCTTAAGGACAAGATCGAAGCAGAAGCAGTATCATTGCGATTAATGAAAAGCAATGGAAACCAATTACCGATATGATGATTCGTATGGAACCGTTTGATGCTTTTAGATATTACATGGCGATGAAGTTACACTTTGAGGACGATAAGTATGAGGCTCCTCGGTATAACTACAAGACGTCAGCAAAACCTCAGTCGTTTTGGAAACGAAAGGATAAGTACTTCTTCGCTAAACTAGCACGGAGGTTCGATGATCCAAACGAACTGATTTCTTTTTACGCGTCGCAGTTTGTGTCTGACTCAAAGTGGGTTGGCGACATGATGAGCGACGACAAGAATTATGAGGAGTGGCAGAAGCGCAACCAAGCTCTGTCCTATACCTTTGAACAGGATATAAATAATCTATCCGACAAGGTTAACTCCTTCGACGAACTACTGGTTTCCGATAATGGTCAGCATCCGTTGATTATATCGGAATACCTTAGTGGAACGATCTGCATTGAAACTGTGGTCATTCTTGATAAGCTAACGCGATTCATGAGCAGAGCAGATCGTCAAATAAGTGAGACCATCGTATGGCCTGATGTCTCACGCAAGATCCGGAAGTACGGCTTTTTCGTAAATCCTAATTTGGAAAAAATGAAAAAAATTGTGCTAAAGGTATTTACATTATGATGAGTTTGTGGTATAATAGTACTACATTCAGTGGATAATCCAGCAATACAAAAACATACTAGGAGAAAATATATGTCTTTTGCAAACCTTAAGCGTAACCGCGCAGATATCTCAAAATTGGTCCAAGCAGCAGAAGCTGCAGGTGGCGGAGAAAAGAAGTCCTATGTGGACGATCGTTTCTGGAAGCCAACGCGAGATAAATCTGGCAATGGCTATGCAGTAATCCGTTTCCTACCAGCACCAGAGGGCGAGGATCTCCCCTGGGTTCGTTATTGGGATCATGGGTTCAAGGGACCGACAGGTCTATGGTATATTGAGAACTCGTTGACCTCTATTGGTCAGCAGGATCCAGTATCCGAAATGAACTCACAGTTGTGGAACTCTGGACGTGACGAGGACAAAGCGATCGCTCGCGATCGTAAACGTCGTCTACATCATGTTGCCAATATTCTTGTGGTTAGCGATCCTGCTAATCCAGAGAACGAAGGGAAAGTATTCCTTTACAAGTTTGGCAAGAAGATCTTTGATAAGATCATGGATGTCATGCAACCTCAGTTCCAAGACGAGGATCCGATTAACCCATTTGACTTCTGGGACGGTGCGGATTTCAAACTGAAGATTCGTATGTTTGAGGGTTACCCAAACTACGATAAATCAGAGTTCGCTTCCCCAAGCCAACTAATGAACGGTGACGAGGATCAACTCGAAGCTGTTTACAACAGAGCCTATGGCCTACAGGATTTCCTCGATCCGAAAAGCTATAAGACTTATGACGAGCTGAAAGCTAAGCTGATGCGAGTCTTAGGTGAGGAGGGTCAACCTCTTACCACCGCAGAATCCGTAACTCTGGATACAACTGCTCCTTCTCCTTCCTTCCAAAAGGCAGCTGAACCAGAAATGCGGGTCGCAGAGGAACCAACGTCAACTGATAATGATAATGATGATGACACGTTGAGTTACTTTGCTAAACTAGCAGCGAAAGGGTAAACAAGGGTAACACCGCCCTACACAAAACCGCTCGTTAGTTTGGAGGGGGATCGCAATGATCCCCCTTTTTTTTACCACCACCAACCTTTTTTATCCTCGGGCTCTTGTGCAGGAGGCGGAGATGGTTCAACGGTCGTTTGATTGTTATTAACAGTTTGTACACTGGTTGATCCACCAACTACTGTTGTGTTACCGGCACCAGCACCAGCAAGCTCAGCGTTCTCAGCGTTTGCTGCGGTTAGCTCGTTTCCTGATTGTCCGCTCGCTGATGGTAATACCTCCCCAGTGTCTGGATCAATACCAGCAAACTCATATACGAAATTAGGAACCGCCTTTGAGGCAAAGTATTGTAACGTTCCACCTTCAGGATCCGGAAGAACCATTCTTAGTAGAGTCTTAAGGAATTCAGTCGCCATGTCGCCAATGCCTGCGCCAATCGACATAAGTGTTGAGCCAGGATCATTAAACATTCCGGTAAAGAATCCTTTTACAGCTTCCCATGCAGGATCAACCAGAGCCGTTAAACTAAATTCTTTTAGCTTTTCAGCTACACCATCAAACCCTAGTTTTCCAAGGAACCATGCAGGTAGGTCAATAAGAAGCAGATCAATAGCATCAGTGATACCCTTGATGACTCCAAGAATACCTCCCTCTATACCTGCGGTAATTTTATCCAAAAAGCTTCCGTCCTCACCGGTGAAGCCTTCATAGAATCCCACAACGAAATCAATCAGCGATAGAAATACTTGAACAAATGGGCGCATGATAACGCCAATAATCTTTTTGAACGGAGCGAGTAATGGTTCAATAAAACCAAATACTTTACCAAGAAATCCAAGTACACCGGTTCCCTCTTCAGCACTACCAAAGATCTTTGCGATACTAGATCCTATGGTACCAACTCCTTCAGGCATAGTAAACTTAATGCGAGGAATCTTATCAAAGAAATTCTGAACGCTGTTCTTAACCGATTGGATCGTATCCAATAGTCCCTCTGGTAAAGTTAGCTTTGGTATCTCTGGAAAGTTAACCTTAGGAATCTCTGGGAGTGTTAGTCTTGGGATCTCTGGAAATCTTAACTTTGGTAGTTCGGGCAGCGCTATTCTTGGGATCTCTGGTAATCTTAACTTTGGCAGTTCAGGTACTTTTAACTTAAACTTATTAAAGTCGTATGGTTTACCTTCAATATCAACAAAGGCAATCTTAGGAAGTTCTGGTACCTTAGGCTTAAAGTTTCTAACGCTATCAACAAAATCTAGCGTTTTTGTACCAAATGATTTAATACCATCAACGAATGTTGCAACCGACTTTGCGAATCTTGGAAATACTTCGGCTATCTTAAGAGCACGCAGTTCATCATCAAGTCCAGTGACTGATGCCACTAAAGCAATTAACGCAGGAACGGCCAAGCCAACTCCTGCTAAGGCACCGACTCCTGAAGGACCACCAGTAGGAGCAGGAGCAGGAGTATCTCCACCTTTTAGATCCTCAAGTGCGTCAAGAAGATCCTTATTGAACTCATCTTGTTCACGCTTTGCCTCTAAGTCCTTAAGTGAATTGCCCTGAAAGAAATTCAGCAGCTCACCAAAACCATCCTTGAAGGTCTTATTAGACTCAAAGATAGCTTCTTTAACTGACTTGAGCGAATTTGTTCCGCTATTGCGATTAAGCTGACCTTCCTCTCGAAGGCGAGTAATCACATCATCAAAGGTAGCTGCTGACATTTGTTTTACCTACTATCTTTTGTCATCATTGTAGAGCTTTTGCTCTTGACGTATGCTTCCTTACCAAAGAAGGCCGCAACGATTGCTGCAACTGATACGAAATACACCGAAGCGATATCTCCAATGATTTCAGCTGCTTTATCTAATCCAAAGTAAACCGTCATAAAAATACTAAATGGGTATAGTAACATACCCCACAAAGAGAACCACGCCATTCTTCGTTGGGCGTCTTCTTTTTGATCTTCATTCTCTAATCGCATCATCTTTTGCTCCATAATGAACTCCTCGTCAGTCACAATACCATCACCGTCAACGTCGTACTTAGCGTACTCTGACCCTGGCTCTAATGTTTTTGCTGCAGACATTTATTATCTCCGTTGTTGTTGGCGCTTAAGCCTTTCGTTTTCTTCCTTTATATGTTCCTTCAACATCGAGACGTATATTTCCCTTTCCCACGGCAACATTTCATTCAGTTCACCTAAGTTGTAATTGTGATGCTGCATCATAGCAAAGTTAACCTTATAGTGGCTTACGAGATTATCATGAGAAAGGGCTAGGCGAAAAAATTTGCTAGACCTTTCACCTCGATATCATTATGTTCACCACAGTCAGAACACTTAAATTTAGCGTTTACCGTGGCGCTTGGCATATCCTCAATGAACGCACGAACTTTATTAAACTGCTCGGTGTTCAATGACTCAATGAATTCCTTTACCTCTTCTTTAGTCTGTTCCTTCATATTAAATATCTCATCACTGGTGTGAAGTGAATCGGCACACTCAGCAATAAGCTCAAATACTTTGTCGATGTTACTAGAGCTAGACGTTTGAATACCTAGCACTGCATCAACTGATGGATATCTCATTTGCAGTGTATAGTCATCAGTGATTTCAATAAGCATTTTCTTTTTATCAATCTTAGGTACAACTACTTGACTTAGATCAATTACTACATCGTTTCGTGTTTCACACTTGTCGCATGGTAATGATACCTTAGCACCTTCACCCGCCGATTTTGACCTTAGTTGAGTAAACACATACTCAATGTCAAACATAGTTAGGTTATTAACCTTGATGGCGTTTTCGGTACAACCAGCAATAACATCTTTGATTGCACGAATCATTTGCTTTTCATCCTGTGATTCCAATGCCATCATCAGGATCTTTTCTTCCTTTACGAGATAAGGTCTATAGACCACTTTCTCCTGGGTGGAAGGAACCGTCATTTCATAACGCGGTGCGTCTAGTTTTGGTAAAGCCATAATAATTTAACTCCTAAGTTTATATAGCGATGGGATTTGTTTCAACATCCCAGTTTTCATATGAGAAAGTTGCCGTGAAGCGAACGATCGTGTTTTCCTGTGAGTTACCAAGCTCAAAGGATTGAATGCCAGTTGGAAAAGCTTCATAGATATTCCAGCGTTTGGTAGGAACACCCTTGGTATCCAAATGTTCAATAAAGAATGGATTATAGTACTCTGACTTTAATCTAACCTTGAAGTCGTGTGAAGGACTGTTAATGTTTACGATAGCTCTGTCCTGCCACGCCTTAACGTAGTCGTATGCCTTCCAATCATTGGTAGTTAACCAAGTAATCGAAATGTCCTCGTTCTCGAATCCATAGACTCTCTTTGAGGACTTAAGGCTAGTGAAATGGTCAGCGGTTGTTAACTGACGCCCAGGTATAGCAACTGATTCGCAAAGGATATCAAGATCACGGTCAGCTACATAGACCTTGAACCTGTTGGCCAATGCTGGTCCGCTT